CCAGCTTTGTCTAGTTCTTTCTTGAACATTGCTTGATAACCAGAATCTTCTCTGTAACTTCCTTGTTTAGATACGATTTCTTCTAGGCTGCCAGGCTTGTGTTTTAAATAGTTTGACATTTTAGTTTCCTTTTACTTTAGCAGCTAAATCTTTATCAGCTCCACCCCATGTTCCAGAGGATTTTGTTATGAATGAATTTACTCTAGCAAATGCCCATTGTTGCTGTGTAGTACCTGGTCGGTGTCCACCTCTCCATGCGGCCATGCCTCTATCATATACTTTCTTTAAAATACCGTAAGGCATTCCAGATTTTTCAGCCTTGTTTTTAAGACCCTCAATCTGTTCAAAAACTTTTTTTGCTGGATGTTCAGCGTTTTCATTTGTTCTTTTTAAAACTTTTTGTACATCTGGATGTTTAGATAAACCTGTTGCAAGTTTCTCAATAGCTTTTACTGCACCTGAATAGTTGCCTTGTTTGTATCTAGGGTCATTTGCAATACCATATGCTTGTTTAATTTGTTGTGAAGAAAATTCTAAAATAGTTTCTTCTTTTTTTAAAATCTTATCTGCAATTTCGTGACCTTTTTTGATTGTCTTTTTCTCTAAAGGTGGTTCATCATTCATTACCTTTTTAGCTTGTGCCATACCTATTGCATAAGCGTCATCTTTTTTCATCTCTACCAAGTCTGATAGTAAATTAATACCAGCATATTTGATTGCTAATTGAGTAGGAACATCCATCTTTTTAATCATTGCTTTTATAGCTGGTGTTACATCTGATTTCTTTTTATTTTTCCATGTATTTTTAATGTTTGCAATTTGTCTATCATTCATTTTACTTTTAAAGTAATCTGTGTCTTCTTTTTGCATTTCTTTTTCTTTTTTCATCTTATCACGCATATGTTTATATGCAATACCAACTTGAAGTAATGGCTCACCTGTTTCAGGATTTACCATTTTTTCAGTTTCTTTTTTGGCAGTTTTAGCTTTTTCTGTTTCTGCTTTAACTTTTAAAGATTGTATTTCTGCGTCTTTCTTATCAATGTCAGCTTTTAATTTATCTTTATCGTCTGACTTTTCTTTTTTGACTTCTGGTTTTGTTTCTTCTTCTTCTTCTTCTTTTTTAGGTTTCATACCTTGTTTTTTTAATCTATCCATATCGGCAGCTGATGGAGCATTTTCGTCAACCTCTTCTTGTACAGATTCAGGCACACAATTAGGTACCATCTTATCACCTTTTTTCTTCATGCCTACTTTTTTATAACCTACCCAACAAGCTTCTGTAATAGGATTATAATTATCTTCATCAGCGCTTTCATCTATTGTATAACTCTCTGCTCTAATATCAGCCTTGTAAAAGTTTTTAAGGTCAATAGCATACTTGTTAAGGTCTGCGCCTTTACCATCTACTTTAAAAGTTTTACTTCCATCATCTTTTACTACTAAACCAACTTTTTTTAATCTTCGTATTGCTTGGTCTCTAGCTAAAGGAGGATTTATGGTAACGGTCATCTTTTTAAATTCGTGTATTTCTTCTTCACCTAAAATACTCTTAACAGTTTTTACAGGTAGTTTCATTACCTTGGCAATCTCAGCCGCTGACTTACCAGCTTTTTGCATGGCGTCAATCTCTGACATTTTACCTTCTTCTAATTTCTCTGTCTTCAAGTGTGAACCACTTGCAAGTTGCATATCAAGTATTTTTCTTTTGTTACCAGATAGTTCAATACCACCTGTAACATCTTTAACTTTTAATCCATGTTGTTTAGCAAGTGAAACCATATTTGATTTCTCTTTGGCGTCTCTGAAACCTTTAATAGTTCCTGTGCCTTCACTTAAAAGTTCATTAATTTCTTTTAATTCGTTTGTAGCAGTTTCAATACCCTCTTTTCTAATTTGCATTAGTTCTTGGGCTTTCATGTTGTGCTTACTAATAAGTCTTGAAGTAGCAACAGCAGATACAAAAGGAATATCAGCTTTGTATAACTGTTTCAACATCTCTTTGTTTGAATCAAATCTATTAAAAATCTGACTTAATTTGTTTGCATTATCTAAAGAGATTCTTTTGTTTCTCATTGGCTCGTAAGCTTTTTTCAATGTTGCTATCTGCATTGCAATAGCACCCTCGTTCATGGCTTGTGCCATTGTTTTTCTATATTTACTCATTAGTTGTTTACCTTTGCTCCCGCTCTCCATTGATAACACGACCAATACCTTGCTTTAGTTTTTGGTCCTGGATTGTCACAGTTGTGCCTCGCTCTAAAAGATTTTCTTCTAGCCGGGTCGTCTCTTTTAATACTTAAACCTGTTGTATCACCAAAAGAAACTTTAATTACTTTGCCTGCCTCGTTCTTAACATAGACATAAAACTTTTTACTTCCACCACGAATTGGGTCATTAAGTGTGACCTTTTTTCCTTGATATTCTGCCTCTTGTAAACCCTCTAACTCATGTTCAAAGATACATTCTTCACAAGATTTATCAATATTTTCATATTCGTTAAATGTTTTCATTATAGTTTCTCTATCATCTTGGCCACTACCTCTGATAGTTTGGCCTTATATTCTTCTTTATATCGTTCCCTATATTTATCAATTGTGGACTCTGCACTTGCCCATTCTTTTACATCTTTTTCAGTTGGTTTATCTCGTTCTCTATCCAAGAAGCCTTTGACTTTTTTAATAGGGTTTTCTTGACCTGGTGTCATGTCAATAGTATGTTTTGTGTATTCTGGTGTACCAATCTCATAAACCTCACCATACATCTTCTTAAATTTAGTTGTATGAATACTTGGTTTAGTCTTAGCACCCTTGTCGCCTGGTGCTGGTTTATTATCATTCTTTGTAGTATCTTTGTTCTTAAAGTAATCTGCTCTTTTATTCTTCACATCTTTTGATAACTGTTTGTAATACTTTTTAGGTTGTGTACCATCTTTTTTCTTCACATCTTTGTCTTGTGGTTGTGCGTCTAAATCTTCTTTCATCTCCGACACAGCTTCAAAACCATAATCAACATTTAAGTTGTGTTCTCTCATCTCTGCCTCTCTGTCTGTTTTGGCAACAGGAATACAATCCCATATCCATGCTTTATGTAAATTGTTTTTATTGTCTTCTACAACAATATAGTTTGTACCTTTTCTAACAATCTTACCTTGTACATCTTCTTTGATGTAATCAACTGTATCGCCAATGTTAAATATTTGTTCTCTGATATATAAGTCTCTTATTTGCTGTTGTTCAAACTCTTCTAAACTAGCAACTGGTTTTAAATTTCTCATATGTAAATAATTAGCGGCCAAGTTCATACCTCTTCTAACTTGTTTCATCAATGCGTCTGCATTAACACCTCTAGGTAATCCTTTCTCAAAACTTTTTAGGTCACCTTTGGCAGCTGCAGCTCTCATTTTACTAGCACTCATACCTGAAGCGCCTTCAGCATCCGGGTCTCTTTCGCCAGCAGAAACTACATTTACATTATCAAAGTTATAGTAACCATGTCTTGATTTTACATTATTATATTTGTTAATTATTGTTTCAAATTCTCTTACTCTATCACTACCTACTACCATAAAGATTTCAGTAATACCTTGATTATGAAGTTCAGTACAAATATCTAAAATCATATTCGTTGTATTAATAGCAATCTTTCTAGCATGTCTAGGAAACATTTGTTTCATAACAGATAGTTTTTCTCTAGCCGATAGTGGATTCTTTTTAGGGTCTTCACTTCTACTTAAATATATTCTATAATCATCAGCACGAATACTTGCAACTTTATTAATTAGTTTCTCATGGCCAATAGTTGGTGGATTAAATCTACCAAAAGTAAATGCCATTGTTTTTCTTCTAGCTTCGTGCATTTCTAAATCGTCTATCTCTTTATCAGTTACCTGACCGTCATCTAATATTTTTTTACACTTTTTATAGAATTTTAAATAGTGGTATTTTTCTAACATCTTATAGATAACATTTTTAGGTAATCTATTCTTAATACCATATTGTCTAATCTCATCTGGCGACATGTCTTTATCAAATGCAGCTCTTCTATCTGCGTCAACACCATCACCTATTTTAATAATATCTCTGATACTATCTTCTATCTCGTCTAATTTTTCATTAATCAATTCTTGTAGGTTTAAAACATCATCACTAGTTAAACCTTCTAATTCTCTGTAATCAATAATATCTCTTTTTAGTTCACCTTTTACAACATCAATTTCTTGTACCTTTCTTTCAAAGTCTTTCATATACATTGACTTATCAAATGTAAAGTCATCAGGTCTTTTGATAAATTTGTTTGATTCAATATCAAATACTGCGTCAGCCTTTTTTTCTTGGTCAATATATGTTTTCATATCTGTTATAAAGTAATAGTTAATAGGGTGTTTTGTACCTGGTATTAACTTACCTTGAATACTATCTGGATTTTTAGCAGACAAATACTTTTGAGATAATCTTAATCTTTCTTCTTCTCTTTTTTCTTTTGGTACATCAAATAGTACATTTAAATCTAAATCTGCGTCTTCTCTATATCTTTTTGTTAGAATAGAACCAATTAAACCTACCTTAACAACTGGATATTCTTCTTCAAACATCTCTAGTTGTTTATTGATTAACGCAATAACACTTGGTTTAATTATTGGGTCTTTAGTATCTGCCTTATCAAACACACCTTTAGCGTATGTATTTCTAGGAATATCTATGATACTTTCTTTAAAGGTTTTCATCTTCTTTTTAATCTTCTCTCTGTCGCCATCCACCTTTTTGCTGTGTATGACTGAATTTTATTAGTCAATAATTTTCTAACTGCTTTAGAACATCTATCCATAATTTGAGTTGTCAATTCTTTATCATCTTTACTATTGTCTATGATAATCATACCACGCATACCAAAAGTATTTTGAAATTTACCGATATTAGCTTGAACAATAGCATGTGATTTTCTAGTAATATATTCTGGTACACTTCTTTCTCTTTTTTTATTTCTTTCTAATGCAACATCTAAACTTGTATTTACAAATATCATATAACAATCATAACCTAATTGTTGTAGTAATGCTTTTTGATTTGCAATCTTATCGTAATCTCTACCTGTACCATCTATGACCATACCTAATCTACCTTTGATTGATAAATCCATAGTTCTATCTGTAGTACCTTTTGCTCTGGCTCTTAATATATCTCTTGCCTCTGCCTCATCTTCAGGCATTTTTAAAGATAAACCATGTTTTCTTAATGCGTTTTCAAATGCACTATCAGAGTTTATCATTCTTAAACCTGTACCACCAAATGCGTTTCTAGTTACAAATGTTTTACCAGAACCAGGACCACCTGCAAGGAAAAATGCCTTGAAGATATTAGGGTCATA